CGGTACGCAAAGTCTTACTTACGCATCTTGACAACTATGGCTTACGCCAAAACTGCTATACTCAATGTATCGCAGATATACCACCGTCCGGTATATTTTAATTTATTTAAAAATTCTATTGACTCAAGAATTTAATACAGAGTTGATTTATTCAAATATGAGTATAAATCAAATAAAACTCAATTATAGTTTATACAAACTATGTTGTAGTAGGTAGAATATCATACCTTCTTATTGTGGGAGCATTCAAATAAAATACTAATGAGAAATCTGCTCCAGCTTTGCAATAGCTCTGAAAATTTACATATTCCCCTACTGTTCCATCTAAATTTGTTACAGCGAGAGAAATTTTATCTTCATCGGAGTTATCTAAAGCTGTTCCTGGCGTTCTCAAATATATATCATTTGTCATAAATTTGCAATTGTTATACATAGGAACAGAAGCAGAAGTACAACCGTTAACACTTGGATGTGATATTGTTGCACCAGCTAAAGAGTAATCTTCGCTTGTAATTGCTCTCGCATTGAAAGAAGTAGTTGAACTAGTAGCCTCAACTGTGGTTATTGTTGTTGCTGTCGGAAAATGCAATCTCTCAATTTTTGCCACGGTATTTTTATCGCACTCACTTGGTACAATAGTGTAGTCAAAATGTCCTTTTGATCCTAAATAACACAATGATAACCAAGTGGTTGGATTCCATGAGACGAAATTGTAAGGAGATGTTCCAACACCAACAATCTCGTTAGCAATATGTAAACCATTCGCATCAAAACCCGGATATATGGGTAATCTAGGTAAAATAGCATTTAATCGAAGTGATCTATTTGTTGCTAAACGAGCAGATGATGTGAAACTTGTATATAAGCAATTTCTTTGAATCAATGGACGCATTGATTTTACAGTTTCGCCCATATATACCAAATTCAATGAATCTTCTGCTTTTGATGGTGAAACACCCATATCAAAACTAATCCGTTCTTCCTCGTATTCAATCTCATCAGATTGAACAACGTATGGTGAAAGTCTATCGGATGGTTTTCGCGGGTCAGCAAATTCAAAATTATCTGCTGCACGCAAAAAGATTAAAATATGGATATCAGCACCGGCAACTGGGGCTGTTTGTTTATTTAAAACCTTAACATTTAAAATACCATTATAAAATTATGGTTGGTCAAAGCGCCAGTTGTTGAAACAGGGTTGCTCAAACCTTCATAATCATTGGTATGGAGATATGAGGTTTGTTGAGTATATGGTATTCGAAATTCAACATCAGTATTCTTCGATATATCAATAACTTTGGAATAATTTGTTGATGTTGTTGTGTCGAGAGGTAAAGGCCAAGGTGAAGTTCGTGGATCCCATGTAACTTGGATTCGTCCCTTATGGTACTTAGTACATAAGATCTTAAAACGTACAATAATATCTCCTCGCCAGTTATCAAACAATTTACAGAGATGACTCATGGGTGTCATAACACCTCTATCTTCACCAGTACCAGAAAGAAATAAATTTGCTTCAGGTGTTACTCCTATATCAACTAAATTAGTACCAGTTGATTGAGCATCTGTCCATAAAAAACTATCAAAATAAGATTCCCTTTGGACTATAGTTGAGATTATAAGTTCATCATCCATATCTATTCCATTGATTTTAGGATCAATAGATAGAGAGTTTTTAGAATCTAATCCTAACTTCTCTACAGGTTCACCAATATCAGTGGATGCTATATGCGGTACAGCTATAGATCTATAAAATCTGACATCCTCTATTACTGGTGTGCGAGTGTAACCAAATGTTGAAGCTATTTTAGATACTGCTCCTGTTGCTAGAGAAGTTGCCGTCATATAAGGACCAACTATAGGTAAATTTTGAAGTAAACCAGTGTGCCTAGCAATAGCTGAAGCAACATTAGAAATGGCTCCTTTTCCTGAATACTCATCATCAACAATTGTTTTTTCTGCACTTTGTAGAGCAAGTAAACTGGTTGGTCCAGCTAATTCTACATTCTCTGCCCAAGCATAAACTATAACGTCTACAGAACCTCCCACAACACTATTTGCATTAAATAGATCAGTAGCAGATAGAAAATTCAATTGTCCCATTGTTTGGAAAGCTGTACGATCTGTGACATCCAACCAATTTTTATAATAGAAGAAAGGTAGAGTCATCGTGGCCCCTTGTGAATTTTGTGGATAAATCCAAACACAAGGTCTCTGAGATCTTGGGATTAATTCTGCACCAGTTGTTAGTGGTGCCACGGCAAAATCCGTTAGAGGTTTGTATGATATACACATACCACTATAATAAAAAGGTGAAGCATTGATCACTACTTTAACTTTGAGATTACATCTCATAAGAAAATAATTATCTAATTTGGCTCTGATTCTAGCATTATTAAAAAATAGGTCCCAAGGTGCTATATTCCTATTGATACTAGTGCCCTCAGTCCATGAGAAACTATCAATTTGAACAGGTCTATTTAAGAAATCACCTAACTCAATATTTTGAGAAGTATCTCCTTTAACGTAACCAATTGCAGCTGGAATATTTAATTCCACACCAGCATTTTCATCAGAAAATTCTATGTTCTGTTGGATATCATTTCCAGTAGTTTTACTAAGATTAGATTCTAAATAATCATTCTCAGAACTTTGTATTCTCATACGTGGTGATGATAGTGTACATTCAATTTCAGCACTGAAAGATCTTTGTTTTTTCAAAGTCGGTCGATCTAATACATTAGAATAAATTAAACAATTATTACATCTACGAGAACATGTAGCGCATCTACCCTGCGCCAAGAGTTGTTCCATTGAATAGGCGGAACTACCTTTTCCATAACATTTTCCTGGTTGTTGATACAATCCATACTTTAAACCCATACATATGGAAGGAAATTTTATTGGTGAGCAACTACTAAACTCTATTCTAAAAAGAATCTTTGGGGAACGCCCTAGTGGTTGATATATATTTGTCCATTCTCACTTAACTCAAATAAAATTTTAAAGATTTGTGCAGTGCAGTCACTACAAATATATTGTTCATTATGGTTTATATATCGGATGGCAAACAACCCACCCGTTCGGAATTTTTCCAAAAACTCTCTTTCAGTTTATCAAAAGATTGGAAAGTTTTTGGTAATATCCAATCTTCTAAATCTAATTGTATTATTAACTCTTTAAGAATAATCATTTTTTCATTATATATTTTACGTCCATAATAGAAATATTCCATCATAGCTGTTGTAACAACTTCAATAATTTGTTCTTCTTGAGAAATACTTTTAGATTTCACCCATACCATTAACATTTTTTCAATAGATTCATGATCCAATTGAGCCATCATGGCTTTAACTTCACTATCATATCTCCAGCTCCTTTTCAAAAAAGAAGTTTCAGATATGTTGACATAGGGTATACTTTTGGCTTCTTTATCTGCCATTGTATAGACTATACCCATCTTAGCAAAAGCATCTGCTATTGAGCTATGATTATACCAACATACTGTTTCATTAACAGACATTATATTATCATCTCCATATGTCATCAATGATACATTTTCCTTGAAAGATTTAACTTCTTTTTCAGGATTCATATCATAATATACATATCTCATATACAGACTATTGACTAAACTATTAATAATAACAGTCAAAGGATGTCCAGATGGATTTGATCCATAAAATTCAACTAAATCACCATTGAAATCTACAAATGGAAAAGCAGTATCAATTGCTATACCATCAATTATTCTGAGTGATATATCATCATAATTACCAGATGCAGAACATAGTGATTTTAATATATCGAAAGCTGCTAAAATAAATAATGGACTCATTTTCTTATCAAAGGATTTATAATCCCCAGCAACGATTCTATTATCACCAAATTTAGTTATATAATTATACATTTCATGCCACTCATAAGATTGAGCTACAGTGCCTGGTGCGGCCTCAAAAATGTATCTATTATTTTGTATAACTCTAATAGATGATAATAAAAATTTCCTCACAACAATAGTCCAATCGAAAGGTGCCCCAGTGAAAACTCTTGTCTTCTTAAGTTTAACTTTTTTGTGAGAAACTGGTTCATCTTTTAAGTGTGCACAAAAATTTGGCCTCACTCTTTTCCCTTGACTATAAGTATCAATGATACCATTAACCCTGTCCATAATCTCATTGTCAACTTTAACTGGATGCTGACATCCATATTGTTCAGGTATAGATTCCATAAAATATTTCTTTGATTTCTTCCAAGGATTACCTGCACTCGTATTTCTATTAATTTTATCAACATAAGAAATACCGGGTGCACCATTGATTGAAGTGAAATCATTATAAATTTCAATCAAATCTAATTGTTCCTTGGGTAAATTCTGCATTATATCATTAATGAATGATTTTTTACAAATTTCCAATATATTAGTGTCTATATTGGTCACAGGTTCAACCATATCCAGAGCAGCTATTCTCCAAGGTTGCCAACTTCCCATACAAGGTTTTCCAAATTTAATTTTATATCCCTTGTTGGAAAGAAAATATGACATAGGAGTATTCTCTACCCTAGATTTAGGTGTATTTCTAAAACCAATGAAACTTCCATAAACAGAAGCTGATCCAGATTCGATATATCGGAATGTAGATTTCTTATGCAGGTCCCCAAGGACCATTTCTTTAGACTCGGACGATAATTTTGGTTCTGAATCAATTATGGTATCATCAATGTTAAAGTCAGATTTCAATATCATTGATGAGGCTGAAACAATACCTTCTTCATCACCCAAAAGGTGCATTCCTATGAGTGAGTAACCCAAAGGTGTTTTAACCAACATAGGAGATCCACAATCCCCTACTTTTGTTGGCACACCAGGTATCCCTTTATATAAAGCATTATTAAACTCCGGTAAATTAACTTTATGGTCAAGTGGAGTTATGGCATTGAGTACATTCTTCATAATTGAACCATCTCTATATCGAGTCACAAGAAAACCTTTACAACGAATTTCAAGAGGTTCTAATGGTAAAAATTCAAAAACACCCTTCTTTGGGGGGAGGTTCTTAATTTTAAAATAACACAAATCTTTTTTATAATTTCTTATAATATCTTTCTGATTTATTTTAATACGAATATTATTTGTTATTCCGTCTTTACGACTCTGATACGTCAAATCCATATCCAAATTTTCAATATTTGTAGGTATATTGTGATTATTTGTTGTATAATATTGACCTTTCAGACAAAATATAACACTATCAACACCCTTATTTGTACCAGTCCAAACTCGCAAATGAGCGACATTAGACCTAACAAGTGAATATATTTGATCTTCAGACATCGAATTTGAAGAAAGAGTCTTTCTTGATAAATTCAATTCACTTAACTGATATTCATTTTTATACCACACATTCTCTCTCTCTTTCGGCATAGCTTTAGGTTGTACACCAATATCTTTTTTGTCTGATTGTATATAATCTTCATCACTTACAAAATCACTAGAGCTTTTGGGTGCCAAGAATGATTTATAAAATTGATAAGTTGTTAATATCAAAGATAATGTTGCTGCTGAAGTTATCAGAGCTCTAGGCGTAGTGTAAGTTTGTATACTTCTAGCTAGTCTCTCAACTCTTCTTCGCATAACATATGTATACCTTCTCATATAATTAATTTGCACGAAAGCGTCCATAATATTTAAACCTCGTAAGATAACTTCAAAACCAGTCAAACTATAGAGGAATATAAAAATATCCTGATAACATAATATAGCATAGAAATTAATAACCGAAATTATAGTATACAATGAGAAATAAAATGTACAACTAGATTGTAATTCACATTTGCAATGATCTTTAGGTAAATAACAAAGATCACAAATCTGAATGTTATCTAAAGCTTTAATAGAATTACTCATTTTGTTTTGATTAATATCGAAATCTATAATTGCTTTAGAATACCAAGAAATAAATTCATTTATATCTTCAGTCACAAATTCAATATTTATATCCGCTTTAGTTTTACCTGAATGCACAGAATTTGGTAACACCTTTTTAATTGTCCAGATCCACCAATTTGGATAGGATCCTTCCTCAATTGAAACTTTGGATGAATCCAACATACCAGATGAAGAACAAAATTCTTTCTTTACCTTAGGCACAACTATATATGGAAATCTTCGTTGTACAGCCGATGCGTGAGAAAAATAATAATGAGCATTTAAATCTTCTGTATTGGTAGTAGCAATACACAAACTTGATCTCAATGGTGTTCTTCCCTTATCATTTAAATCTGCTTGATTAGGTACAAAGGGAACCGCATTTATAATCTGTAAAAATTCCATAACTGAGGGATCACCACTAGATGCTTTATTGGGATGCATAAATGCTACATCATCTAAAATAACACACCACATACTGGTTGTGAAACCATCCCAAAAATCTGCGGCTGGATTACGCGTATAACAATAATGATCAGCGCAGTCCAATTTTTTAACTTTGGCATAATGTTTGTATAGTATATCCTTAATGGTTGATTTACCTATACCGGAATCGCCAGCTACCAATATTGAAAAAGGTGGTTTACGTGATTCCCTAGCAGCTTGCTTTGTCGTCAATTCATAATTAATCATCATTAATTCATTTAACAAGCTTTGTATATATTTCTTTTCCACAGAATTAACCTCATTTGCCATTTGTAAAATAGCTTTGCCTTTCAAAATAGTATCATCAAGATCAGCTCGAAACTCAAATTCATTGAATCCATGTATTTCTGGATTCTGGAGGAATTTAGATTGAGTTTTTAATTTTTCAGTTTTATCAAACCATTGCAAATAAGTCTTTTTTGAATGTATTATACAATCAACACGACCTGTTTTAAAGATTGTACAACCAACCTCAATAAGATAAAGCAAAGAATCCATCATGGTATATATAAAATCATTTCTCTTATTAAATTTCTTTTTAAGTAATTCAGTTTCAAATTTACTATAACCGAAAGTATCAAAAGTTATATTAAATTTTTCAAGTAGAGAAAATGACAATATGTACATACACATTTTGTAAACTTTTTTATAGAGTTTCGATTGAGTAAATAATTCATATGATGTTAAGTATTCTCTGAATTTATCAAACATATTATCTTCAGATTGAATCACCATCAAAGATTGTAAATCTTTAAGCAATTCTTTAAAATGAACTTGCTCAAAAATTTGTTTAGTCAATGAATCACTACTAATCATACGCATTAAACGTAAGATGGCAGTAGTTACATTTCTTAAGTTTACTTTACGAGTTACAATATCGTCAACAAATAGGGAACATGCCTCAATATAGACTATTATTGGGTCATATGAACCAATAATATCCTCAATTTTCTTAGAAATTGGTTCAATATTAAAATCAATCTCTTCAGACTGTAATTGGAAAGCGTACTTAGATAGAGAGGTTTCTTCTAATATTTGCTCTTCTAATTGATATATTGTATTATATGCAGAATAATTTTGCTTTGCATAATTTTTATACATTTCTTCAAATTTTTCTTTTTTATAATTAATTTCACAATAAAAATCTTGTAAACTCTTACCTTCACTATAAACACGTTCGAAACTTTGAGTTGTTCCAAAAATTCGTTTATACGATTCAGATAATTTAGGAGATGTGATAACAATACAATCTTCATTGATTTCTTTTTCTTTTTTAATTTTAACATGCAATTTTTCTTTTTGTTGTTTTTTACTTATAAATTTAATGTTTTCAATAGCTTTAATATAAAGCTCATCAAGTGTGATCTCATTATTGAAAACAGTAGCCAAACTTTTCTTAGCCACATGCCGAGGTGAATTATAAACTCTTTGGAGTGAATCCAAGATTTCATCTTCACTTAATTTTATATTAGCAATCGTTATATCGCTATTCGCTGATGAATCTGTGCCCACATTACTGGTTACACTCTGACATTTCGTATTAATCGTTTTTACTTTATTTGTGACCATGATTGAATTTAAAAAAGGTTAAATAGCTCAGGAGTTTAACACCGTCTGCCAGGAGGGTGAGTGGTTATGAAATCCTCTAAGGATTTTCGTTATTCATTACCACCAAATTAACGTCGATTTTTTAAATTACTTATAGTTTCGAATGGAAGAGTTCAGTGTCTCTTACTCAACTATATTGACATTTATTTTTATTTTGTTTTTTAAATTTATTTTGACATATAAAGTATTTGTTTGGGGGTGTATCTAGATTTTTCCGAAATAAACCTTGTATTACTAGATTGGAAATACAAGAGTTAATTTTGGAGTCATTAATAACTGTCCTTTAGATTTACTACACAAATGGTAACCCTAGAATATATACAATCAATCGATAAATATATATTGTAAGATTAGCATTGCAGCTTCTATTGGAGATGTTACTAAGATCCAAAACAACATACATAATTTTACGATTAAGTAAAATCATG